GGTATCTTGTTTGAAGGTGGCATTATTGATTACAACACTAACCTAGCAACAGGTGGGGTGGGTGCTAGGTATCTAGGGATAGGTAACTCTAAGCAATATCGTGAAGATACAGTCATAGTGGCTATGAGAATTGTCTCTGTTAGCACTGGTGAAGTTTTATTAGAAAACTTGACTACTAAAACTATTTTATCGGTTGGTTTATCTAATGATTTGTTTAGATATATAGCCGATGGCACGAAGCTAGTAGAGTTTGAAACAGGTAATGCTATGAATGAGAGCAAGTCTATCGCTTTACAAGGTGCAATAGAAACAGGTATTATTAATATAATTGAACAGGGCATTGAACGAGGCTACTGGTCGGTGAAACAATTATGAGAGCTTTTATTCTATTCTTATCATTAAGTGTATTCGCAGACAATGAAATATTTGTCTCACAAACTGGCAGTAATGCTTTAATTAAATTAGAGCAACTTGGCAGTTCCAATCTCATAGGTGGCACAAACGCATCTGCTGGTAGCCTCACTGCTTTAGGGTTGGTTGGTAGTGATATGACCCTAACCATTAATCAAATAGGTGCAAGTAACCTGTTCAGAGCCGATAATTTCAATGGTGACAATGTCACAGCTTACTGGAATTTTGCAGGTGACAGTAATGTCTTTGATTTAGTTATGAACAGCTTGGAAGCTAATACCAGTGATTATGTCAACCTAAATATCCAAGCCACAGGCAGCAGCAATACCTTTGATTTAGCCATAGCAGAGAACAGCGATGCTGGTTATCTCGATCTTGATTGGTTGATTGATGGCGATTCTAATGATTTTACTTTTGCCATAGACTATGAAAATGCTACAAATTACATAGACATTTTAGGTGATAGCAACACCCTAACCTTTGATGGTAGTGGGTATGCAGGTAACACATCAAGCGATGCTGGTTACTTTTACCTAGACTTAGATGGCTCAAGCAACACCTTTAACATTACACAGGCTTCGACACTAGCTAGAGATTACCTTAAACTAACAGTTAATGGCTCGAATAGCACTTATTGTATTGTTCAAAATGATGGTGGTACATCCACTTCATGCTGATCCAATAGGCGATATCTCCGAACTCAAGGGCTTTGGTCAAATAGTTAGAGATCAACCTTATCCTGCAATCTTAGACTTCAATATAGAATCTTATGATAATGTCCAGACAAGAGCAGGTCGGATAGCTATAACCTTCTTAGATAACACACAAGTTCGTCTAACCGAACATTCTAATTTAGTGATAGATGAGTATATCTATACCCCAGATAACAGCTCTATGCGCCTTAAATTTGCTTCTGGCACTATTAGATACATCAGTGGTGCATTGAATAAGAAGAAGGTTAAACTCACAACAGACAGCGCTGAGATTGCCATATTAGGTACAGACTTTACTGTGACAACCACAGAGTTTGGTTCTAGCCTAATTATCTTGCTGCCTGATGAATTTGGTAATGCTAGTGGTGAGATCATTGTCTCAACAGGTGCAGGACAAGTTACCCTTAATCAGCCTTATCAAGCTACTACTACCAGTGTCTTTGAATCAGCACCCACTAAGCCAGTGACCTTAGATATAACCTTAGACTTCATAGATAATATGCTGATTATCAACCCACCAAAAGAAGTGATAGCTCAAGAAGAGGAGAGCCAACAACAATCTACAGACTACTTAGATTATAACGAGCTAGATGTGGATTTACTCAATGAGGACTTTCTCAAGCTAGATGAGGATTTTGAGTTCACAGAATTAGATATAGATTATCTTGATGTTAATTTCTTAGAAGATTTATTAGATGTCTTAGATGCGTTAGATACTGGCGAGGAACAAGACCAATTAGCTATCAATTTAGAATCTGCTAATATCAATGGTACAAGTATAGGGCAAGATACTGAAACCCAAATCACAACCTTTATACAGGGTGAAAGATTGACCATGCAAAGAGTAGTTAATCAACAGGCTTATTTAGATTTAGACAGTGGTGGTGCATATACAGTTATCTTTATTCAGGATGGTGTCAGCAGAACAGTAAAGATCAATGGTGGTTCGTCATCTAGCATTACGATTACCCAAAACCCATGATTAGAATAGGACTTGCATTAATTACACTTCTAGCACTGCCTTTAGCTTTACAAGTACCTGCGCTGGAGATATTGAAGCTCAAAGTCTTTGATAGGTTTGTGGTGCAACATAAGCCAAGTGAATACTTTACGATCTTAAACATAACTGACAGTGATGTTAGGGCAGAGGGTGGTTATCCTTTACCAAGAGCAAGATTGGCTGAAATAAACGAAGAGATTATGGCTCAAGGCGCACTTGGTGTGGGTTATGTTATATCCTTTATAGATCAAGACAGGTTTGGTGGTGACAGCTTATTTAGTAACTCTGTTTCAAATAATCGCACAGTTGTCGCCACCTTCGAGACTGACAATCAATTATATCCAAAGCCAACAGGCACAGTCTTATTAGGCGATTCAGCACAGGGTATAGCTTTACAAGGTTATATGCCTAATATCCCAGAAATATCTGAAGTTGCCTTAGAGGGTATGGTCTCAGCCCCAGTCGATGTCGATAATTTAGTCAGAAGATTACCTTTACTATTACAAACACCTGATGGTTGGTTGCCTAGTTTCGGTACACAGGTCTTAAAAACTTTAGTTGACGCTGATACTTTTATTATTAAAACCAATGAGGCAGGGATCGAAGAGATCAAGGTTAGGGGATTGCCACAAACTAGGGTGGACAGTTTAGGACGACACTGGTTGGCTTGGGTTGATACTCCACAAACAACATTAGCAGAAATGGCTGTCAAAGATAAGTTTGTCTTTGTTGGTGTGACAGCCAAAGGGGTGATGCCACAACTAGCAACTCCTGTTGGTTTATTAGAACCACATAAGATTCAAGCTGCTTTAGCTGAATCAATGCTCATACCTAACAGCCCTTACATACCTTATTGGCATTTAACAGCAGAATTAGCTAGTTTGGTAATTTTGTGCCTTCTTATTTGGCTTGTAAGCGCTTTTATGGGGATTACATGGTCTATTACCCTTGCTTCTGTGATCTTTTGCTCTACGGCTGTATATGGGCTTTATACGATCAGAGCAGGGGTTTTAATTGATTTTAGCTATACTTTAATCGCTGAATTTGTCACAGCTAGTGTTGCTTACTATCTCAACTTCCGTAAACAGTACAAATTACGACAGCAGATCAAAAAACAATTTGAGCATTATCTTGATCCAAGACAAGTCAAGCGCTTACAAGACGATCCTAGTTTATTGAAGCTAGGGGGTGAGAGGCGCTATTGTACTTTCTTGTTTACAGATGTCAGAGGTTTTACTGCCTTATCGGAAAAGCTAGAGCCAGAGGAAGTGGCTAAGATTATGAATAAAGCCTTGAGCATACAAGCTGATATTGTGCAAAGGAATGGTGGCATGGTCGATAAATACATTGGTGATGCCATGATGGCTATTTTTAACGCACCATTAGACTTGATGCACCATGAAGAAATAGCAGTTAAAACAGCGCTTCAAATAAGAGACGAAATAAAAGCAGCAGGGTTAGGTATTGAAATTGGAATTTCTGTAAACTCAGGAAAGTCTGTTGTAGGAAATTTAGGTAGTGAATCACGATTTGACTATACTGCCATAGGTGATGCGGTAAATACAGCAGCTAGGCTCGAAAGTGCTACTAAAGAACGAGGTGTCGATATATTAATTGGTGAACAAACTGAAAAGTTTTGTGGTTATAGGTTACAATCATTAGAACCAATTAAGGTTAAAGGCAAAAGTAAGCCCTTAAAAATATACACACATGGTTGAAGCATTTATCTATAACTGCACATTAGACAGAGTAGTCGATGGCGATACTATTGATGTGCATATTGATTTAGGTTTTGGGGTTTGGTTACACAAACAAAGGGTTAGATTAGCAGGGATAGATACCCCTGAATCAAGAACAAGAAACTTAGAAGAGAAAGCATTGGGTTTAGCAGCAAAGGCTCGATTACAAGAATTGTGTGGTGAGTAGTTAATGGTTAAGAGTTTAGGTAAAGGCAAATACGGCAGAATCTTGGGCATACCCTACACACCAGATGGGGTAGATATGTGCCAACAATTAATTAAAGAAGGTCACGCAGTCGAGTATTGGGGTGGCAAGAAAGTAAAAGTTTGGGGATAAGATGAATATATCAGAAGAGGGTAAAGCCCTCATTAAGAAGTTTGAAGGTTGTGAGTTAGTGGCATATCAATGTCCAGCAGGTAAATGGACAATAGGTTATGGACATACTAAGAATGTGCAGGAGAACGATCACTGGTCACAACATTATGCAGAGACTATGCTTGACATAGAGCTAGAAGAATACGAAGGCTACATCAACGATTTAGTTGAAGTACCATTACAACAACATCAGTTCGATGCTTTAGTAGCTTGGGTGTATAACTTAGGAGTGGGTAATTTATTAAGCTCAACCCTGTTAGTTAAATTAAATACAGGTGAGTATGAAGATATACCACACGAAATCCAGCGCTGGAACAAAGCAGCAGGTGAGGTCTTAGAAGGCTTAGTCAGAAGAAGGAAGGCAGAAGCCTTGCTGTTTGAAGGCAAGGACTGGTCAGAGGTCTAGCTTCTTAATACTAGCCGTCTTGCGCCTAATTGTGTAACCATCTTTGGCAGGTACTACTTTCTCAGGTTGGGGTTTGTAAGTAGTTGTACCCCATGAGACCTTATATCTATCGTTTATGCCAATCTCAGCTTCACCCATCTTGGTCTGTATGTAGATTTGTGACTTCTCTATCTCTTCATTCAATAACTTAATCTTGTCTTTGTTGTCATTGATACGATCCAAATGAAAGCCACAATCGTCATCGTTGAGATCGACTTCGACTTTCTCACCGACAGGATGCATGATTTGTAGATCAGGCAAGACCTGTGGTGGATACCAGTCTTGTTCTTTGATACGTCTTTCAAAGTCAGTTATGATGTCTTTGAGTTCTTTTTCAAAGGCAAAGTCTCTGCGCAACAGGAACATCTTAAAATCGTTGGTATTATGCAGGGTTGACACAACTCCCCACGAATACCCA